TTTTGGATTCCACAGATCGACGTAGTTGGTGGAGTGTTTCTACGAGTTTCTGGTTCTTTTGTTCCGATAACAGATACCAACGACTTTACCGTCTTTACTAGCGATCCTACTGGTTCCGGTGTTCAGAGTGATTGGGGATTTGATTATACAACCCAAGACGGCACTCTAATTTTCAACTCTGATGGTGTAAACTGGCTTCCAGCAACCGATGCCAACCTGACTGCTATTTTCGGTGGTACGGTTAATCTCCACGTACAGGCTACTGCCCCAACAGGCGCGGGGGTCGAGGATGGCGATTACTGGTGGAAGACCACAAGTAGCGCTGGTGGTATGAATTTGAACCTTCGTCGTTTTCGTGCAGTAGACGGAGTTTTCGTACAACAGGTTATCCTTCGTCAGCCAACCATGCCTATTCCAAACGAAGGCGTAGTTTGGGAAGATATTAGCAGCATAAACACCACAGGAACACGCCCACTCTTTATTGGTACTGGACTTGAGTTTATTCCTCTTCCAGTTATCATTCAATCCGACCAACCGGTGTCTGAGCCAGACCCTAACACTTTTTGGTTTGACGATGAAATTACTGACTTCGCTCTATATCAAGAGGGTTCGAATTTAGGTTTTGGAAACCAGTGGGTACCTATTAATACCACTACGGTTTCAAATCCAACGGCTACTCAAAAAGTTATTTCAGCTTCCCCTCCGACCTTCCCCTCTGACGGTTCGATTTGGGTTGATGTATCTACACCAGAAAATGTAGATAACTATCCAGTCATCAAGCGTTTTGCTGGTGGAATATTCACAGACATTACAGCATCTGTACTCATTCAGTCTGATGACCCGGTTGCATCTTTGGTTCTAAATGGAACCTATTGGATGAACATTGGTGAAAGCAAAACCAGAAATATGGTCAAGCTATTCAACCCAGACTTCCAACCAGTAACGGTCGAAGACCAGAGTGGTATTTTCGTTGTAGTAGACGAAGAAGGGAACAATTGGGAGCCACAGACCGGCAGATTCTTTGGTCGCAAGTCTCAGCGTGAAGTTGTAGTAGAAGCTCTACAAGCTGCTGTGGTAGCAAACCAGGACATGCGTTCTGAATTCATTTACTACCAGTTGATTTCTGTTCCTGGTTATCCAGAACTTTACGACGAGATGATTGCTCTTAACACAGACATCAATGAAATCGCATTTGTAGTTGCTGATACACCCAAGTTTATGATTCCGTCTGGTATCCCAGAGGGTCGTGAGATTACAGCCGCAGAATGGATTACCAACGCTAATAACGTGGTTCGAACCGGTGAGGAAGGATTTGCTTCTGGAGGATCCGCCTTTGCTGCATTCTGGTATCCGTGGTGTTTAGCAACCAACATTGATGGTGATGAAGTATTTCAGCCACCGTCTCATATGGCTTTGCGAGTAATTGCATTCAGTGATTCCGTTTCTGCTCCATGGTTCCCGCCAGCAGGCTACAACCGTGGTCGTGTCGATAATGCTACCTCTGTAGGTTTCTTGACAAACGATAACGAATACGAGCCACTAATTCTTACGAGAGCTATGAGGGACATTCTTTACGAGAACAAGATCAATCCAATTGCCTTCATTCCTAATCGTGGTTTGACTGTATTCGGTCAGAAAACTAATGCAGCAATTGCATCGGCACTAGACAGGATCAACGTATCTCGTTTGGTTGCTAAGATGAAGTATGACTTGGCCCGACTCCTTGAGCCGTTCCTTTTCGAACTTAATGATGCTGTTACTCGACGTTCGGCACAAGTTGTTACAGAGCGTTATCTTTCTGGTCTTAAGTCTCTTCGTGCATTGTTTGACTACGCAGTTCGCTGTGACGAATCAAATAATCCAGCGAGCACCATTGATGCTAATCAGTTGTTTGTAGACGTGGCTATTAAGCCAGCCAAGGCAATCGAATTCATTTTCGTACCAATTCAGATTCTTGGTACCGGTGACAGTTTCGCATTCTAACAGCCAAATCAACTCATTGTTGACCTAAATACATGGGCGGACTAGATTTATTCTAGACCGCCCATTTCATTTAGGGGTATGAAGTATGATGCATCAACAAATACCGTGTGAAGAGCAAAAAGTAATAAAAGAACCATTAGATTTCAGCAAGTTGATAGAAGTTATTCATTCGGCTACGCCCGTCATAGGGCATCCCCTTACAGGCCCCATCGGAAAACGCTGCTTTATTCCTGTGAAAGCAAAGAAGCAAAACATGCTATTTGAGTTTTTTGCTGAGACTGTTCTTACTGTTCAGCCAGAAGACTTCAAAAATGGTTACAATGAAGAAGATGTAAAAACATACAAGGGTGTAACTGTCCTCCATTTAGAAGGAGATCTTGATTCTGAACAAGAAGGCACCCAATTTAATGGTATAGTATGGGGGTTTGAAGATTTTCTTGAAGAATTTGTAGAAGATAGATCAATGCAAGTTATCTTGTCTAGAATCATGGACGATATTCAAAACGAAGCAAATTCTATTGTTGGAGAAAAACTTCTGGACAGAGCTAATGATTTGTGGTCAGAACGTAAGACTGACGAAATATTTAAAGTACATCTTCATTAATGTTAATTTTTGTAAGACACGGCGAGTCTGAATCAAACGCGAACAAAACCATGGCAGGGCAATTGGATGTCCCGCTAACTTCCGAAGGCCGCAAACAGTGTCGGGCAATCCTCGATCTCGCCTTTTATAAGTTCGATGCAATATTCACATCCGATCTTCAGAGATGTTTAGATACAGCAGACATTATGATTGGAAAACGATATCCCAGAGATACATGGATAGTAGCAGAAGAATTTAGAGAAAGAAGTGGTGGGTTGTTTGAGGGAAGAGCTTACAGTGACTTGAGGAAGGAACTTGCCCCAAGAGAATACAAGAAGTGGCAACGAGATTACTTCGAAGCTCCGCCCATGGGGGAATCTTTGAAAGATGTAGAACATAGAGTAATTCCCTTCTGCCGAGAACACGTTTTTCCGTTGATACAAGAGGGTGGCGATGTTATTATCTTCACGCACGCACGAGTCATCCAAGTTTTGATTGGGCATCTGAAAGGTATGGATGAAAACGAAGCTATCAGATTGCCCATAGAAAACGCAACTCCATATTTCTACAGGGGGCCGGTATGAAGCACATGGTGATTAGAAACACAACCACCGGGGAAACAACATCGGTTTTTAAAACGAATTCAGACCTTGAGGTTACCTTTAATGGCACTAGTGGTAATTCTTATTCGATACAAAAAATAACTGAAGCCCAATTCCTTACATTGCGAGATATTCTTGGTGTAACAGAAAGCAAAGAGCTTACAGATGCCAAGGGACTAGTAATAGTATGACCATTCATATTTTAATCAGAAAAGCCATACTGGCAAATGCTGAAACTCGTCATGGAAGAATAGAAGCCAAACCGGGCGAAGCTGTGGCTATCATAAAATTTCCTGAACAGAAAAAGACCAAAACACATATTGGGGGGTTGTTTCTAGAAGAAATCACAGAGTCCCAATTTGAAACATACGAGCTTTTCGGTATCACCATATTGCATTGGGAAGAAATCACCGCCCGCCGAGACGATTTTAATAGCTGGATTCTTTTGGATAGAATCGAACGGGTTTTGAAACGGAACGGAGAATTGACCTAAATACGTACTGTCATAAGAACCTTTACGGAGACGAATAACAATGACGGTAAACTCACTCGCAAATTTTGGTGTCCCTGGATTATCCCCGAATGATCGTGGCCCCGCTCTTATGCCTATTCTGAGCAATAGGTATCGTGTCTTATTCTTCAATTTCGGAACACAAGGCGAAGCAAGAGCACCGTATGACCTTACCCGTCAGGTTCAGAGGATCGGTCGTCCCAACATTGATTTCAACATCGTACCGATTTACAGCTACGTAAGCACAGCGTATATCAATACTCGTGCAGAGTGGCAGACAATCAATCTTGAATTCATTGATGATATCTCTAACCGAGTTATGACAAGGGTTCAGGACCAAATTTCTAAGCAGCAGAACTTTTTTGACCAGACCATGAGTAGGGCTGGTGAGAACTACAAGTTTGAAATGGATCTAGATGTACTAGCTGGTGGAGCAACTGCTGGCGATAGTGTTGCTGATCCTAACATCCTACAGAAGTATTGCTATGCTGGATGTCAGATTGCTACAGCAGATATGGGTGAAATGTCATATGAAGATGCATCCGTTATGAAGATTTCAATGACACTCCGCTTTGACAATGTTATCGCCTTCAATCAGAATGGCGCACGAATGGGAACCTTCAGCCACAATAACGAGATTGCCGCACAGTCTGGTACGATTATTACTGGTAACGGTGCTGGCGGATTTGGCGGAATCAATATTGGTGGAGCTTCCATCAACGTAGGATTCTCTGGCCTATCTCTCGGTGGTGCTACAGTATCTGGAAATGTTGGCACAGGTGGTGTCGGACTTGGTGTTTCCTTCTAAATATCGGTAGTTCTTTAACGGTCTACTAGTATGAAGATAGCGGACATTTACGCCCCCAATACCCTCGATTTTCTGATGGAAGGGCCATTTGATAGCCTTCCACCAGGGTTCAAACGTATCCTTAGCGGGATAATCGCAGGTATATTGCTAGTCTCTTCCGGTGTTCGTGCCGATTCCCTCCCCAGCAAATCAAAACAGATGGCCCAAGTGGTAGCAACCATGGATCAAGCGGAATATAAAAAGTGGTCATCTCTTATTCATGCCATGGGTTTAAAGATGAAGCCTGAAACATTCAAAGATCGAATAGGGGTGGATTATCAATGGCTCAAGTATAGACTCAGGGATAGTACTCCCGACAAGGTTGCTAAGGCACTCAAGGGAGCAGATACCCGATTAGTTCAACATGATATCGACGGAAAGAAACTCTGGCTCAGACCGTTCGAACAACAAAAAGCAAAAATTGCAATTGATTTTTTCGTAAGGAAGGGAATGAACAGGCTTGGAGCCATAGCATTGGTCGGAGGATTTATGCAAGAAAGTCGGTTGAATGAAAAGGCTGTAAACAAAAAGGGCGGAACTGTTGGAATCGCCCAATGGAAAGGTTCTAGGAAAGAAGGGCTCCCGGATGATTTTATGGGTCAGTTGGGACATGCGTGGAACGAATTACAAACTACTGAGAAAAGACCGTTCAAGATGTTGCAAGGAGCTAAAACAATAGATGACGCCATTAAAGGAGCAGCAAGATTCGAAAGATTCAATAGGAAGCACGAATGGGGTGA